ACGCAAACTCACAACTTTCATATTGGCTTATAATAGATTTCTTTTTGATTTTGGAAAAAGTTTTTCAAGATCATGCGTGGCAATAAGCTTTGAGCGTCTCTTGTACGGGCGAACCTCAATGCCATGTTCTTCAATCATTGCCCATAATGTTGTGCGGGTCACATCATAGCGTTTAAGTATTTGTCCAATGGTGATGAAGCCTTTAGGTGGCACCACTTCCATTGAATATGTCTTGGTTTCAATCAGTAAGTTATCAATTGACACGCCAAGTTGTTCGCTCAAATCCCTTGCAAGTTTGTCAATATATTGATGCGAACATTGAAAGTGTTTGGCGATTGCCCTCAATGATGTAATGGGTTTGCCTTTGTCATCTTCAATGTGGGCATGGTAACCTAATGCCCGCAACACACAAAAGCCATGAAGTGAATGTGACATTTTGTTTGTGAACTTATAAATAAATTCTCGCATCCCAAGTCTTATTTGCTCATCAACCCAAGTTTCAATTGTGGCAATGGTTTCTTCGGGCAATTCTAATTCCTCGCATAATTCCTTGAACGCATCTTGGTCAAATGAATCATGCGTTTCGGGTGCGTGTTGCGATGTGTAGTCAATCGCGGGGTTGAATCGTTGGGGTCGGTGCCCGTGCGGTAGTTTAAGTGTTCCTTTGCCCATGTTTGCCAATCTGTTTCATTATACGCATTGGGAAATGAACGCATGGTTCAATGTCGTTTGGGTCGCCCCTATCCAATCGCCCGTTGTGTTTCACATACCCATTCCCCCACATTTGGTCGGGTTTCACCATATAGTCACCATTGATGAACCGCACCACAAACACCCAATCAAGATTTGTTTGTTGTTTGAGCATTTGCCCCCAAACAAATTTTTTCATGCCAAGAAAATATTCCCCGTTTTCTTCCCATGCCATCTTGCGTTGTTTAGTTTCAAGAAACCCAACCAATTTTCCTTCCTTATATACTGACCAATCTAACCCGTAATGATAAGGATTTTTTAAAGTCATCACCCCCCATGCTTCCATAAGTTTGCGGGCAAGGGCACATTCGTTTGCCCGATCAAGTGCCGATTCATAAATTGGGCTAATTATCTTTGCCATATTATGACCACTTCCATTCATCCAAAGCGGGTTTGTTTCCGTTTGGGTCAAATGTTATTGTTTTTAACTTCACTTCAATTCCCGTGCGGTCACTCCAACATTTGGACACTCGCAAATCATAAATCAATGAATCATCTAACATGAAGCCCGCTTTTGCCATTGCATCAATGCAACCTTTGGCAAGATTGTCGGCATCGGGTCGGGTGGTCATTGGCATTAATCCGCACAATCGGTTTTTCTTTGGTTCGTTCTTTCTCCACGGAAAATGAAAACGCAATTGAAGTTGAATTGGTTGTGCCGTTGGTTTTTGCGGTCTAAATAGGCTAAAAAGCGTTACAAGTTCATTTTGGACATCTTGCCCGCGTTTAGTCTTTCCCACAAAATAACGACCCGCCTTGGTCTTCATTATTTGGGTTGATGATTGGTGCGTTGTGCGTGGTGGCGTGCATTCAATGAAAAATTCACGAATTGCCATTGTCCCGATTCCCATCGTTGTTTTTGTCATCGTCTAAAATTGATTTTATAAATTCACGAAGATTGTTGTTTGGTAACACGAAGCAACCAACCGCATATGTTGAGACGGGCGGGGGTTGTGAATACCCCCTTTTTCGCCAAAAATACCGCCACCCGTCATCAATGCTTGTTTTTCGCCAATGCGTTTTTGCCGATCCGTGTTGCTTCCAAGGTCGTTTTTGCTTTCCCCTCATTGGAACGCTATGCACAAGGAACTTTCCTTGATTCTTCGGGCTAATGCTTCGCCCGTTTCGCGTTGATTAAATCTTGCAATCAATGTCGTTGGTGAAAAATTTGTTGTGTATATGGTCGGCAACTTTTGGTCATGCCGTTCTCTTACCACTTCAAAAATTGCACTTTCCGCGGTTGGGGTCATTCGTTCTTTGCCTAAATCATCAAGCAAAAGCAACCGCACCGAACACACTTGATTCATCAAGGTTGGTTCTTTTATGACCCGCCTTGTGAAGGTTTCGGCACCAATTGCAAAAGGTCGCCCGCCATTGGTCAAATATCGCAATTTTATGGTTTCCCATGCAATGCGTGTTTTTCCAACGCCCGTTGCACCCGCCAAGCAAATGTTCAGCTTTGATTCTTGGGGATTATTAGCCCACGCCAACGCTTCCGCAAGTTCATTGACAGGCAAACGCTTTTGTTCCGTTTCTTTAAAAGCGGGCGGGGTGATGACTTGCAAGGTTTGGTTTCTTTCCGCTTGTTGGTGGCGTTGCCTTCGCAACGCAACTTGTTCATCGGTTGGAAATTCTATTTTTGCCCATTCCATCATTTTTCACCCCCGTTCCATTCATCGAATGTTGTTGTGTTGCCTATGGTGACCACATCCCAAGCCCCTTCTTCAATCTTGGCGAACTTATCAAGCTTGGTGGTGTAATCAAAATCTGCACGCCACCCGCGTTCATTTTCGCCCATTAAAAACGGAATGGTTTTGACCTTGGCAAAAACACTTTCGATTTGTCCAATTGTGTATTCCTTGCAAAGTGCCCGAATTTGGGTTTTCCGCTTATCATGCAATTTGGTCACCTTCGGTTCGCAATGAAGATTCCAAAGATCAACCACCTTTTGAAAAGGTGTTGTTTCTCTTTTCTTTTCTTCTCTTTTCTTATCTAGTGACGCGGTTTTAACGCTTGAAGCGTTACCACCTTTATTTCTGAAGCGTTCTTGGCGTTGTTGACCCATTGCCCGTTTCTTTGCCGTTGACCCATTGTGCTTGTCAAAGTTGGGCAATCTGATTGTTCCATTTTCACATGAAAGCCAACCCACTTCTTGCATTGCATCCGCAAACGCGGGGCGGGTGAGTTCGTCAATCATTGTGCAACACCCTTCAATTTCCCCATCTTCGGAATTTTGGTCAAACCATGCCCAAACGGAAACCAAATGCCCAACCACTTCAGCCCTAAACAAACCAAGGCTTGAAGCAATCTTGAACACTTCGGGTTTGCTTGATAATTGTGTGTCAATCTTGATCCACATTTTCACCCCCACTTGTTAAAATTACCAAAAGTGCAACCATCGACCAATTGAACACAAACAAGACAAGACACGCTTCACTTGGATTCAAAAATGTCATCATCTTCTCCCCCTTCCCATGTGCGGTGTGAATACATTAAACCAAGCCTGTCTGCCATGCCTTCCCAAGTGGTGGCAATGTGATTTCTACCAACTTGATGGATCACGCGACCCCCTTTTGTTCTTTCTTCAATTTGCCATGTCCAAACTTCCGCGTGTTTGTTAAGCACGCAAGAAATTGACACCACCTTGCCATATTTCACCCCGTCATCATGTGCAAAAAACACCATTGTTTCGGGCTTGAATGGTAAATTCTCAATTATCATCAAAATTCCCCCCTTTTCCACGCGGTTGCTTTATCATATCTTTTGATTGCTCGCATATTTCTTGAGTGGCTCAATTGTTCAGAATGGGACATCGTCTCCATCTTCTTCATCTGCACCCATTGTTCCCGTTCCCGTGTCCTCATTTTTTTTTAATTCCTCAACGGATTCTTCGGTTGGGGCTTGATCTTGCGTGCCGTTCTTGATTGCTTCCGTTGCCTGTCGGCAAGCCTCTTTGAAAGTTTCGCTTTTGAACTCAAACTTGCCCCCCATCAAATAGCCAACAATGTATTCGGGGTCTTCAATGCTTACTTCACCCAAGGTTTGATTGATATACTTGCCGAACTTGATTGGGAAATTTCTCCAATCGTCAACCGAACCTTGCATTTTGGAAGCTTGCCTCCCGTTTTGCAAGGTTGGCGGGTTGTCTAAACTTGCTTGCGTGGGTATGTCTTCACCCGCGAAACAACAAATTCCAAGCCCCGTGAATGTCGCAATTGCCTTTGCGGTTGCCCTTTGGCAAGCGGTGTTAATTTCGCAAGCGTTTGGGTGTTCAATTGCGTTGAATGTGTTATTCATTACGGGAAAGAAAATGCTTGGCGTGCGTTCACTCCCATCGGTCAAATATGGTTGCACGAAAGCAAACCCATTGTGTGTAAACACGGGTGACCCATCTGCATTTTTTTCAAATGCAATGGAAAGTTTTGGGTGGTTCTCTTTTAGTAAGATTTGGGCATTTACCCAACTTACATAATCCGCTTGACCCCATCCCGTCTTGCGTTGTTCAATCTTATCAGAAACATCAAGTTTTCGGTTTCTGTTGTATTCTTCATCAGTTATCAACATTGGTCTTTTCCTTAGTTGCGGAAAAGATCAAGCAAGAGTTATTGAGGTTATTTCGCCAAATCATAATATAATGTATATTGTGCGAACCATAAATCCCGCTATTACTTTCCCTTGGTTCATTTTTGTTTATTACGAAATTGCACTTTGTCTTGTCAACTCCGTAATGTTCATAAAATTATTTCTTGTCATTTTTTTCAAATTTTATTTTGTTTTCCCTTCGCTTTTTTAAGCCTAATAAACGCAAATTGTTGTAATATTCTGAGTCACCCCTTCTTTTAGATTCACCCGTGCCATTGCTCCCGCCAATCTGCCCAAGCACTTGTCCCGCGTGGCTTGTTGAACCAATAAGGTCAAAGCATTCCCAAAAAATACGCTTGTTGCACGAAGTAACGCTTGAACCAATCCACCAATCCGATGTGATTTGGTCGGCATCACGAAACATCAATAAAACATCCATTTTCAAAACTTGTTTCACGCGGTCGGGAAACCTTGTTTTCATGTGGTGCAAAGAGTGAGCAAACACCGAAAATGTTTTTGTGCCATATTTCACTTTGATTTTGTAGCGAAACACTTTTTTTAATCTTTTCTTTTTAGGCATAACGCTTGCGTTAATCATAAGGTGTTACAATGTCAACCATATTAGGTAACGCTTAGGGCGTTTTACGCAAACGATTGGGTCACCTTCCAATTGAAAGCGTTTTTATTTCACCATTTTCAAAATACGCCATTGCAATGATTGAATCATATTCGTTCAACCAAGTGTCATCATCATCTATTGAACCTTGTTCAAGATAGTTTTTGCAAGCAAGCAACGCATCCTTTTTGCTCACTCTAATGTGGTGCCCATAACCTTCCCCAACATGAATTGTAGTTTCAATTCTCTTTGCTCTTTTGATTGCTTCTTTAAGTGTCATTTTCTTGCTCTCCGTTTGGTAATTATGAAAAATTGCGTGCCATGTGTTCCGCGGTTTTGGCAAGGTTGCCAAGCTTTTCATGGGCTTGGTCAAGGTTTGCTAAAAGGTAAAGTTCTTCCGCAAGTTCACGAAAGTTTGCTTGGTCTTCGGTGCGGTCAGATGTGAATTGGTTTATTATAAACAATAATTCGCCTTTTGTTTCTATAAGCGTGCCGACAAGTTTCAAGAAAGCACCACGCCTTTTTGCTTGGTCAACCATTAAACCAAATTCAATCGCATCGTTAAAAGCCAAAAGGTCGTTGTCTTCAACTAAAGAAAGAAGTTCTTTTTTGTCGCCCGAAAATGCTTGTTTCCACCATGCCACAAACATCTTGTTTAAATAAATCAATTTATCTTCCCAAAGCTTGCCCACCAAGTGGCGGGTTTCTTGCAATACCCTTCTTGATTGGTCAAGGGTCATGTGGCGTTCTTCGATGATGTTTGTGTTGATGTCTGAATTTATTCTCATTGTGTTGGTTCTCCGTTTGGTTGGTTTGGTTTAGTTGAAAGGTGAAACTTCAGCCTTCATTTTGAAATTTGGGTAACTTTCTTTGATTTCTGAAAGGGCATCAATGTAATCCCCGCGGGTGTTCAATCTTACTTTAAAAGTTCTCATTGCATCTTTGGCGGTGTTCGCTTCAGTTTGCATGAAGCAAGCAATGATCAATTCGTTGTTTTCGTAAAAGTTGAGATTATAGAGATTCATTTTTGGTTCTTTCTTTTGGTGGTTGAAATTAAATTATGATTAAAGAATACAACATAACCGCTTATGTTGTCAAATATATTGAACACTTTTTTTTCAAGACACAAAAAAGCCCGCAATCCCAATAAGAAAGCGGGCTTGGTCATGTCCTACCCCAAGACACAAACAAATTTATTTCATTTTTTTTTCCATTCTTTTCGGAATTTCCAAATCAAATAGACCAATGTCACAAGCCCGCACATGATGCCTAATGCGTCATTGATGTTGCCAAGCGACCACGAACCGAAAGTTCCACCCAAACCCACAAGTGGCGTTTTATCGTTCACGCTAAAAGGTCAATTAAAATAATCACCCCAAGAGTAATCCCAAAGAGAATGAGCATTTGGCGTTTTCGTTCTTGTTTTTTAAATTTTTGAATCAAGTTTGTCATTGATAGATTTTGTGCATTTGCGGGTCATAAAATATGGTAAGGTCAAATAAATGCCCAAGCCAACGGCAACCCACATGATTATTTTTTTCAAGTCTTGCATAAATTGAGCCAAACCGCTTTTGTGTTCACTCATTTGGCTTGCGACAATTTGGGCAATTTCGGCATTTGTGTGACCCGTTGGGGTTTCAGTCGTTCCCCAATCATACACAACACCCGCACCATATCCAACGGAAGAACCAACAACCGCACCACCGATGCCACCGACCGCACCACCCGCACCCGCACCAACCGCGGAGCCAACGAACGGAGCGACCTTTGATTTGCTACACCCCGAAAGGCACAACACAAGTGCCAAGAACGGGGCTTTCATTCATCAAGCGATTGAAAGGGCTGAACCCGTGGTCACAACATCGGAATCACCAACCGCGTTGCTTGCGGAAACTCCAAAAAAGTAATTTCCTGCAACGGATTCTTCATAAGTCAAAACAAATGTTTCACCCGTGGTTGTTGAGTCGCCACTATTGGTTGAAGTTAATGCAACACTTGGGGCACTTCCTGTTGTGGCTTCACTTGCCGACCATGCACCACCCGAAAGGGTCACATTAGCAATGTGAGTGCTTGCGGAAGAAAGCGGGCTTGTTGAGCCTTTATAAACTTTGAACGCGGTTTCATTATTCGCGTTGTCTTGCCATGATATTTGTACAATTGCCATGACTAAACGCGGGCTTGTCTACTCAACTAAAATTTGTGTCATAGATGGTGCCATCAAATCCAATCGTTTCAAAATTGTTTTCCCCACCCGAATAACTATTTGAAAAAGGAACTTGATTGCCTTTGATGACAATTTGCCCCGTTCTTCCTTCTTGATTTCGACCGACAACAAGCAAGTTGTATTGACTCCAAGGTTGTTCCGCGGTGGTGGTGGTGGGGTCAAAAGTTTGAATTGATAAAATCTTACAAATTGCACCCGCTGAAATATAATTTGCGGTGTTCATTGTTGAAGTCTTCGCGTTGGTCAAAATATATTTCCCAACCCATGATTGTTCGGGGTCACTTCGGTATTTGTCCCACGGGTCGGAATAGTTGGATTTTTGATCCACAATGACCAAATCTTGAAAGCTAATATTCCATTTAGATGTGACATGATAAAACGGGCGAGCGGGCACCACTTGAGTGTTGGGCAAATCTTTTGCGGGTATCAACTCCCCTTCCCCACCAACTTGCACCCAATTGGGTGGCACGGGTGGAAAGCTTGAAACATTTGCCCCGCCAAAATACTTGACTCGATTGACCCCCCATTTGGGGTGAAAATCGGGCAAAGGATTGCCTTTTGCAATGGTTGTGACCCGCAAGCCTATGTCATCCCCTAAATCGTTTTGAATGTTATCAAAAGCGGGTTCAACACATTGCCAATGATTCAATGCAATTTGGAAGTTGTAGCCCGAAACTTGAGAGTATCTTGCGTCAAAAGATATTCTTGAATCACGCAAGGTGAAATGATTGCCAATTGAATTTCTCACAATTCTTTCAACCTTCATTGATGAATTGCTTTCAATGTATTCAATCACCCGATCAATGGGTGAATAAATGTGGGCATTTGGGTGGGGGTTCTTGTACCCGCCAAACTCCTTCAATGCAATTGTCCAATTTTCAGTTGGGTTCACCAACGAATCGGGCACATGGGTGTATTTGTATTGTTGCAAGCTTCCAACCCCACCATGTTTTGCGAACAAGCCCGCGTGGTATTGAGTTAAAAACCCGCGTGTGTGTGTGTCGTTGTTTTGGTACGAATCCCGCAATGAATTTTGTGCAATGTAGTTGTCAATGTATTCGGGAGCGTCAAAAGTGTAAGGCTTGCCCCGCATCAATGTTTGGCTCCCCTTCCCCAAGAATGGCAACATTAGTTGTGGCAATCTTTTGATGATATTTTGACCATTTGCGTTTTTCTCAACAATTGAGTTGGTTTTGCCAAGTTCTTCAAAAGACAAATAAAATTCACCCCGCTTGTTGGCTTCTTGCCATAAACCATTCACAACCTTAAAAACTTCAACTTTGATGCCTTCGGTGGTTTGTATCAATCCACCTTGTGAGGTGGTCAAAATGGTACCATCTGAAAGTTTGATTTTTTTATCTTGGGCAAATTGCCAAGCATTCAATGTCAATTTAATATAATTGTAAGCACCCGTGGAAATGTTGATTGAATATGGTGCCATTACCGCTTTGAATTTTTCTACATCAAAGTTGTTGTCCCAAGTCGGCAAATAAAATTCAATTAGTTCACTTGGATGGGTTGTTACCCCGCCATAATTTACTAAACCTTCTTCAAGTATTTCATAATTTTGAAATTCACTAATATTGGCAAACAATTGTCTTTGTTTGTGGAAATTGTGCCCAATATTAAAACCCCAAACCCATTCTGAACCTTCACCCGTGCGGGCGGGTTGAACTACACCTTTCCAATCAGTATATGCACCGCGGGCAATGAATTTTTCGGTTAAATCTACATCATCCAAATAAACTTTTTCCATTGTCAATGAATAGTCAAATTCACTTGGGAAAGTTGCCGAAATAGTGCTTGCGGTTAAGTTGCTTGGTGGAATTTGTGGTTTGATGTCACCAAGTTCAATTTGGCTTGGTTCTTTAAGTGTAGAAAAGCACAAAAAGTTTGTGGTTGATGCACCTGAACGACACTTCAATTGAAAAGCCCAATCCGAACCGATGGGGTTTAAATTAAACTTGTTTAGGTCGCCCGCAAATCCCGCGTCATCGCGGTCTAAATCTGCACCATTTGCCCAAACATAGTTTGATTCCCACCAATTGAAAGACCCTTGTTGCTCGCGACTCCACAAATTGTTGGATATTACCGAAGAAGAAAAATTTGTGACATCGTAATATTGAGAAAGCTTTTTAATATTAAAACTTCCATTATAAAGCGTCAGTTCAAATTCAAATTCATAATGACCACCCGCCACAATTTCATTGATTCCAACAAGTTCAATTTTGTACATCGGGTCATAATCGGTTTGCTTATAAAAATAACCATTTGCATATTCTACCCTCGATGTGGTTGGTTCATAAACTTGCCCAATGGTGTCAAAACTTATCCAATTATTCAACGGGCAATGCCTGTAATCTCCCCGCCATTCATGGTCACGAAAAAAGCCTCTTGGCAACATCAATTCAATTCTTGGATTTAATCCAAAATTAAAATTTCTTGAACTTACCTTAAATTGATAATTGAACCCTGTTTCAAGTTCAGTTCGCCACCTTAGTGTTTTCCTATATCCAAGCTTGGTGTCTATTTCATCGGGGGCGTTGGTTTTAATGTCATATACATTGTAAGTTTCATTTCCAATGCCAAGGGACGATTCTTGGTGGTTTGCATCAAAATTTGTTGGTGTTATCCAAGTGAAGGTTTTGTTGTAAGTTCCCGTGGTTGAATCATTATTTAAAACAATCTCAAACACATTTGAATTGCCTTGGGAATCTGTTGCCAAAAGCTTGATTTTGAAAGTGTCTTTGTGGTAAAAATCTTGATTTGCTGAAAGTGTAAATTCATCAATTTGTGACCCAACAATGTTTGAAACACTTGCATTGATTCTTGAATCAACGCTTTGAATCGACCATGTCACATCAAGCGGGCTTCCGTTGCCATCTAAACATGATAAGTTTGCAACTATGTCATCGGCAAAAGTTTGAATGTCTACTTGGTCAACATCTCCGCTTATATTGGTTCCTAAATAGTCCCCATATCTCCAAAAATAACGATCATAAGGTTGATTAATGTTGAATATTTTTGAAACTAAAGTTTGCCCCGAATAATCAAAAACAATGTAAGGAATTTCTTCGGCATCAATAAGGCTTGGGGTGTTCGGGTATGAAACCGCTTCAACATCGCTTGGCGGGTACCCTAAAAGACCCGCAACGGGCGTTTGTGGGGCAATTGGCGGGGTGTTTGCTGAAACCTCAAGTGGGGGCAACACAAATGGATCAAGTGGCACCACTTCATCAATATTGGTGGGGTGTTTGTATTTGTATGGGTGGCTTGCGTCTAAAATATTGGTCAAGCCCCACTTGTGGGCAAGGTAACCTTCGACCTTTTGCCTTTTGTCCAATTCAAGCTTGTTCTTGAAAAAGACCATTTCGGCAAGATACATTTTTTGCGAATACGGGGCATTATTCCAACCCCCGAATCTTATATATTCAGTATTAAGTTTTAGATCATAACCTTTTGAAGCGGTTTCAAGCCCGTTCACATACAACTTGAGTTCATTCAAAAGATTTGATGCAACAAAACTCAAAAGATAAAAATTTTCAATTTGTAGATTCACCGAAGATTGCACCCGTGCGGGGTTTGAGCTTCCCGCATCAAAAATGAATTGCCCACCCGTGTGTGGTGCATGGCAAGTAAACCTTTGACTTGTCCCACCCGCGTTCACAAATAAGTGGGAATTTTGATAGGTCAAAGGCTGAAAAACCACAAACATTTCAATTTCACCACCTTCGGGGGTAATACTTCGCCCAAACACATTTCCGCTAATATTGTAGCAAGTTAGACCCGTGCTGAAGTCATACAACGGCAACCCGTTTTGCGTTAAATCTGCAAAATAAGTTGGGTTTCCTTGCGGGGTCACTTCGTGGCTTGTGCCCGCGTGGTTGGTTAAGTTCACAAACTCTTCACTTTCTTGGCTTGCATCAATCCAAAGGCTTGGGGAATATCTTGCCACATCCCATTCAAATATGACCGCGTCAATGTTGCTTGGCGTTGCACTTGGCAAAACCATTTCTTCCGCTTCAACAAGGCTTGGGGCAATTTGGGGTTTTTGAATGACCCGATCTGACACAAATGGCAAAAGCTTTATTTGGTTGTCATAATATGAAACAAATTCCCCCCCATAATCTTTCAAACCCAATCGACCAATTTGGTTGTAATTGACGAAACTTTTGTTGGTAAAAAAACTAAAATCAACACCACTTATTTGGTTGCCGTTTGCGTCCAAAGATGGGTTTGCGTAATCATAGGCAAAATGCAAGTTGCACCGCAAAATCAAAGAATCCGAAAGGTTGCCATCATGGTTGCCCTTGAATGTTTTCCCTTCAGTTGCCCAAGTCGGCATGAAATATTGAACCCCATTGAATGTGTGGGAAGATGTTTGCCCAAATTCTGAAAATTCAAGGGCAATATCTTCGTCTGTTGTGAGCGGATAAAACCCATCAATTGAAAGAAAGTTGCCAACTATTTCAAAAGAAATGCTTTCCGTGTTTGTTGGGTTATCAAGATTGGGGGAATTGAAAGCGTTTGTTGTGTTTCGGGTGTATATTGGAAACCCGTTGGGGTCGCGTTGAAAACCATAACTTTTTGAAACACCCGTGCCATTGTAGACAAAAGGAATTTCTTTATCATTTTGCAATTGCCCGTTTGGCAAAGAAAACTCTTCCAAATCCAATTGCAAGAACCGATGGGCTTGATTTTTTTGCTTGTAGTTTGTTACCTCAAAAGATGTGACCGACTCAACCGAAACGGGGTCAACCACCCGCACCGCAAAAACATATTCAACGGGTTGTGGTGGGAAAAACTTTTCTTCCGAACTTACAAGGTCGGGTTCGTTCGGGGCATCCCGCAATCTTCTATTAACCCAAAAAACTTGTCTTGGCTTTTGTGGGACAATGCTTGATTCAACCAAGCTTGGTTCACCAAATGGGGGCACGCTAAAATTTCCCGCCCGCACATTGGTTGGGGCAAAACTAAATTTTCCAAGCTGAACATTTCTTGGGTTTTGGGGCGTAGAAATTGCCGAAAGTTCAATTGGGGGTGATGGGGCAATGATCAGTTCAGAATCAACCACAAGCGGTGTATTTGGGGCATCAAGTTCAATCTCAATTGATTCACCAATGCGGTTGTAAAGCTTCAAGCTTTGTTGGACAAGCGTGCGTGAAAAGTCGGTTGCGGTTATTTGAATTTCCAATTGCGTGGAACGCGACAACGAACCAACAAGAAAAGTTGCAATTTCGGGTTGGTCTAAATCTAAATTAAACACCCAATTGCCGTTCACCAAAGTTCCTTGAACGGGGGAAAGCAATTGCCCTTGCTCAAATGTGCCAATGGTCAAATCAAGTGACAAGTTTTGATAATTTTTCCATGTTGGCGTTTCTAATAGTTCAACCTCAAAGTTGAAGTTGTCTTTGTAGAAAAAAGGCAAAAGCCCTTCCCTCAATCGAATTTCGGGTGATTTTATGACCGCACGGGTGGCGGGCTGAAATGGGTCAATGTATATTTTCAAGACAATAGTTGGTTTGCTATTGTGGTGCGTGTCTGTAAAAGCGTCTTAGCAAAGCTTGGATAAGTTTGCACATTGACTTCAAAATAAAGCGACCTTGAAGAAGATGAACCAAGATAAGCGACCAATTCCGTGGTGTTTAAATTAAAATTTTCACGATATGCGTTGTCAGAAAATTGCAAAGTTTGTTGGGAAAATAAATCACCACTTGTGGGTAATCCAAGGGCAATTTGAATGATGGTTCCCGCGTGCCCGAACCAAAATGGTTTGTTCAATCCATCGACAAAATCCAAGGAAATATTAAAACGATCCCCCAAAACAAATGATGGGATGCGTGCCGTTCTTAAATCTTCAGCACTTCGCATCAAACTTTTGGTTGGATCGGTTGCGGTGTTAATTATCAAATTCATTTTTTATAAGGGAAAATTTCGTTCAATTTGGCTTGGCGTTTTTTACACCCGCCACATGGTTGAATGCCTATTGCCTTGGTCATTTTTGCGATGGTGTCGCCCAAGCCTTTTGACTTGTGGTTGTTGCCATGAATTAGCTTTTGTTCTTCTTCCCAAGTTTTCATTGGGTTGGAATTTCTTTCTTTGAATTTATTCATCTTCTTGGGGGGCATTTTGACCATTTGATTTCATTTGGAAAAAGTGGCTTAATAAGTTTAACAATCCCACCACCCAACAATGTATTGTCCAAGCCCGTCATTGAGGTCGAATAATTAGTCCACGCAAATGTTCCAACACTTCCACGCCAAATGCCCCCCACCCTATTGCATCCCGTTGGCACATAAATACCTTCATATTCGCTTGATTCCTCAAAACCTTCCCACGGGGTAAGTGCCTCTAGGGTGCCATAACTTCCCCCGCCCTCATAACCCCCGAAAGAATTTCCCCCACATGGTATAGGTTCGCCTTCGTCATCAAGTATGGTTTGCGAAAAACTTGTTCCTTTGTTTAAATCAACGAAGTAACCAATGTAATATGCGGGCTCACTTTGTTTTAAACCTAAAGAATTGAAGTATGTTTGTCGCCATCTTTCCGTTGCGGGAACAACTTCACCACGCCCATCGGGAAATTGACCAATTGACCACCCATATTTGTGTTCAGTTTCATCAATGTCGGGCGTGCTTGGGTCATCTTGGTCGTTCTCACAGCCTGTTGCTTGGAATCTGTATTCCTCAATGGTTGGGGGTGTGATTACACTTGGGCACGCCCTGCAAATTTCTATGATTTCACAATCGTCATTGCACAAACAATCATGGCAACAATTCTCGTTTTGATCTTTTGCAAATCCAATAAACCCGTCAAAAAATTGTGATTTAGGGTCATTTTGCAACCACCATGAATAGGACAAAGGCAATTCTCTTTCTTCGTCTTCTTCCGTTGGTGCGGGGCGGGTTTCATAGTGGTGCCTTCGTTTCATCAATCAAAATTGTCCCCATATTCTTCCGCTACATCATAAGGTTCATCAAGGTGAAGAATGTGACCCGCTCCCCCGCAATAACGAATGTGTTTAGTTCTTCCCGAAAGAATTATTTCTTGGGTGTCATCGGGCTTGTTCCGCAAGTACAATGGGGGACGCACCAAAATATCTTTTTTCTTTCTTGTCTCTAATTCAATGACCCGCCCAAGCAAGTCTTGTATGATGCCCTCATAAGAACCAAGTTGAACTTGTAATGCGTTTATTGCGTCAATTAGTTCGTTGCCTTTTGACGCTTCAAGAAGAGTGGGGACACCACCCTTGACCAATCTTTGTATTTGTCCGCCCATGATTATTCAAATCTGCAAAAATAATTTGTGACCCGCCACAACGCCCCAAACATATTTTCAACACGGGTGGGAAATGGCACCATGTCGAACTTTCCAATTTTTTCCTTATACCATCCCATATTTGGCTTTGAATTTTCGGTAATATATTTTACTTCGTGCGACCCTTGGGCGTAAGTTGGCAAGGTTGGCATCTTATAACCTTTTGTATTTGGGTGGGCTTTTTGCCGATAAAACTTGTCAATTTCGTTTTTAAATTGTTTGTTAAAAGCTTCTTCAACGATGAATTGAGTGTAAGCTTTTGGGGAACCATCAAAGTTCAAGGTGTTTGCGTATGAATAATTATTGGTGCGGGTGTTTGTGGTGCTTTCAATTACATTTTGGTTAGAGATGTAAAACTTGGTTTCAATCTTACACAACGCGGGCTTGGTAAATGGTTGACGAACAACAATGCCTTTTGTGACTAAATCTCGCGTGTTGTCTACCTTTTTAATTTTTATTCTAACTTCATCGGTGTCGGGGTCGGTTTCTTGTATTCGCGTCAAATACTCATAAGTTTCAACAATGGTTTGTTCGTTTATTTTAATCCCCGCAAATTGAACTTGCTCAATTGCCATTTCTTTGTGCGTTCCGCTTATTTTGGCGAATGTGCATGGAATCACATACATATCACCACCGCGGGTTTGCAAACCTTCGTGGTCAACTAGTAGATAGCCCGTCATCGTTGGGTGGGCTTCTTTGACCTTTGGAATGTACCCCTTGTCATCAACAAGCATATCTTGTTTCAATATCGCCAAACCATCCCAATATTTGTAAGGATAAGTGATTGATTGGGCACCAATTCCCGTGAAATTGGATGCGGGGGCATCTGTTATGATATTTGTCATTTTGCAATAATTTTTTGCATTTTAGCCAATGCAACTTTGGCTTTTCTTATGTTTTGAATCAAAGGCTGAATTTTGCTTTGTTCAAAATCATGCAACCGATATATAAAATTCTTGTATTTTTTATCAACAGAGGATTTGGAATCAATTATCGAATAAAATGGTGGGTCAAAGTAAGTAAAATAACCTTGGCGGGCTTTTGATTGTGCCCGCAAATTGATATACTGAATATCTTTTTCGTATTTTTTTATCAAACCCCGTAGATATTGTAATTCTTTTTGCCCGTCTTTTGTGTTTTTTCTTTTCAAGCCTGTTTTAGAATCAGTTTCGTTTAATCTTTTAATGATTTGTTGATATTCGCTTGATGTTTTATACCACATATCTTTGAAAGTATTGGCGTTTTGGATCATAACCCTAGTTGAAAGTAAAATTTTTTTTACTTCTGCCACTAATGACTTGATGCGTTCTTTTAGATTTTTGATGAAATCATATATTTTGGGGTCTATTTCCTTGTCTTGTTTTTTTCCATCTTTGCCAACAATTGCCACCGCGGTCGGGTGGTTTGATGTTACAGATTTGACTTGAAAAAGTGTTGACTTCATTGGTTGATAAATTTGCCCGCGATATGACCCAAAATGCTTCTTTGGGTTTGTTCTTTCAATTCGCTTTCAATGACAATGTTGATGTTGTTGGCAACAATCGGTGGTGCGGGGTCTTGAACTGAAATAGGTGGGGTGTTATAACTTCCCATTGTTTGACCCAAGCTTGAAACCGCTGAAAGAATTGCTTGTTGGGTTGATTCTTTTAATTCACTTTCAATCACCACATTGACTTCATTTGAAACAATCGGTGGGGGTGGTGGCGTTGGGTCAATCGGGGTTCCATTGTCGCCCTTTGCCTCACTACTTAAAGAACTAATTGCCGAAAGAATTGATTGTTGCGTTGATTCTTTTAGTTCGGAATCAATGTCAACATTGATGTTGTTTGAGACAATGGGAGCGTCAACATTGATGTTGTTCTCAATGTTTGGTGCAGATGCGGGGGATTGTTGTTGCAATTGAGTGATTGCCTTTGCCACTTCTTGGATTGCATCCGCTGAATTGTCGCTTGATGCTTTGTTGTACAAGTCGGTCAAAAGCTTTTTGTTTTCTTCGGAAAAATCCCTCAAAATGTCTTCAACATCTGAAAGGTTTTGATCTACATTTACGAGCGTTTCTTTGTCGGGGCTTGATTTAGTGTTTGCCGTTTTAAGTTCGGTAAGAATTGCTTCTTGGGTGTATTCTTTTAGTTCGTTTTCAACTTTAACTTCAACCGCGGGTTCCTTGATGGCATCAAGCTTTTGTTTGAACCCTTGCCCTAGTTTTTCAAATGCTTGCTTGCCCCCGTCAATAACCCCTTGAACCACCCCTTTTTGTTCGGCACCCGCTTGGGCAATTTCCGCTTGTATGATGCGGGCATCATTGTCGGCTTGTTGTTGTTTCTGTTGAATGTTTTGAAGGGCTAAGTTCAAAGCATCCATTTGGGCACCATGTCGGTTGTCTAATTCTACCTTTTTGTCATCAATGGCATCAAGTTGGTTCTTGGTTTCGTCATCAATTACAAATTCAAGTTTGCGGTTCCTAATTTGTTGCAATTTTTCAATTTCATTTTGTGCCCGCTCACCACCTTCTTTTTGTAATTCAGCTATTCTTCGGTCGATTGCTTCAACATCTTTGCTTGCCCGAATCCGTTGTTTGTCTTTTCGGTCAATCGCGTTTTTCAAGTCGCGGTTGGCATTAAGCTTGACCGCGTTGTTGATTATTTCTTGCCTGTTTTCCTCAAGTTGTTTTTGGGCAACTTGGTTGCGTAGTTTTATTTCTTCTCGTTTTTGGTCGCCCGCTTTTCCCGCGTTGACTTCTTGCAAGTCCATGATTGCAAGAATGTCTTTTTCAATTCGCAACTTTTCTTCAAGCTTCATCGCTTGGTCATCCATGCCTTGGGCTTGTAGTCTTAAAATATCAAGGTTGGCTTGTGCCACTTCTTTGTTCGCTTCAAGCCTTCTTTTTTCTTCAACCGCCCGTTCAAGTTTTGCCTTTTGCTTTGCAAGTGCGTCACCATCAAGTTTGTTCAATCCTTCCTTGGCTTCTTTGATGTCTTCAAGTGCTTGCTTTTCTTGGTCTTGTGCTTCGGCAAGCTTGGTTGCGTGTTGCATTGCTTGTTCAAAGGTCATTGCCCCATCTTTCATCAAGGCAACAATCTTGTCTTCAAGTTTGTGGCGGGCTTCAACCACCTTCAAGCCTTCTTCACCTTGGGTTCTTAATGCCTTTGCCCTTTCGGTTGCCCGCTCAAGTTCCACAACTTCTTTGTTTCGGTCTTCAAGTAAATCTTCTAAGCCCGCTTTCCGTGCATCTTCTTGGTCTTTTAAAACGCGGGTGCCTTCAACTAATTCACCAACAATTTGTTTTTGTGTTTGTTGGGCGTTGAGAACCTCAAGTTCTCTTTTCGCAAGTTCGGCTTGGTGTTCGGCAAGAATTTCTTTTTGTTCGGCAATTTTAATTGCGGAAGCTTTTTCTTCTTCCAATTCTTTGACATAGTCGGTTTGCATTTGAACCAATTCTGCCATGTCTTCTTGTCTTCTTTTGCCTTCTTTTATGATGCCCTCAATTGCAATCTTTTCTTTTTCCAAAATTGCTAATTGCTCGCGACTTGCAACCTTGGGTTCTTCGACCCCTTGCAACTCTTTTTTAAGCTCAGAAATGGCAACCTTGACTTGTGTGGTTGACTCATTGAGTTTCACAATTTCCGCGTTGCTTTTTTCAATCTTGCGTGCGGTTATTTCTTCAAGTTCTTGCTTATAGTTTTGCGTGCGGTTTATCAGTTTGTCAAAAAGTGGAACAAGTAACATTGCCCCCGTCACCAATATGCCCAACGGGTTGGCTTTTGTTGCTACATTTAACGCACCCACCGCAAGAGTCGTTCCCTTAATTGCCGTTGCAAGACCGATAAAGCCCCCAATTATGACTTTCAAACCACCAAGAACCTTGATGGTCGCCCAATATGTTGCAATTGCTTTTCCCGCAAGTATGAGTTCACCTTTGAATTTTCCAACTTCGGTGAATACTTCCCGCAAAAATGCAATCAGTTGTTTAAACTTTTCAAATAGTGGGGGAAAGTTTTTTGCCCCGAATACTTTTAATTCACGCCCAAGCTTTTCAAGTTCCCCACTCGCGTCTTGCAAGGCTTTAACATTCTTGTTGGATAAAATAAAACCAAGGTCTTCCGCTTGATCGCCAAAGGCTTTCATTGCGTCACTTCCCCCGTTCATAAATTGAGTCAATGCAAGACCACTTCGACCCATTAAATCAAACGCAACCTTGACCCGCTTGCCATCATCGTCAATGCCCTTCAATCCATCCGCGAGGTCATACATGACTTGTTCAACGCTTTTGATGGTGCCATCTGTATTTTTGAAAGTCACATTGGCTTGTTCAAAACCACGCACCGCGGTGGAAAGCCCGTCTTTTGCATCACCAATTGATTTTGCAAGCCTTGAAATTGCCTTGTTTGCTTCTTCCGCACTTGCCCCATTTTGTTCCGCGGAAAATTGCATCTTTTGCAAAAATTCAGCCGACACCCCAACGCGGTCAGACAAGTCACCAATGGACGCACCAAAGTCAATAATTTGTTGCGATGCACGGGCAATGACAGCGGTTCCTATTGCACCAACAAAAGTTGACTTGAAGTTTGCACCAAATTTTTGTGCTTTCATTTGGGCACGCCCAAGCCCGTCATTAAAACCTTTTGAGTCAAGCCCAAGTCTTACTTTTACATGGTCACCAAATGCCATGATAAAAGCGGGGGTTGTCTAGTTTACTTTTTAATTCTTTGAATTAGCAAAGAAATGCTCGTAACTTTTTGATTCAATTGCCCGCATTTTGTAATAATCTTTTCCCGCTTGTTGGGCGTATCTATATTGAATTACGGAGTTCAGTTGGATAATTCTTTTAATGCTTAAACCCAAGATGTATTCAATTGTCCAACCATATTCTTTTGCAAAAACATCAATTTGGATTGCTAAAAAATGGGCATATTGAAAAGGCTTTTCGTTATCAATTGTGGTGTCTGCTTCGGCAAATTGTTCTTGCAACCACAATTCAATTTCATTCTTGGCGGGCACAAGTTTGACCCCAATGATTTTCTTTTGAAATTCTTCTTTTTCTTTTGGGTCTGTTGAAAAATCTTCCGAAACTATCCAAAGAAATATGCCAAAATCTTCGGGCAAAATTTGATTGCCCAAGATAAAAGGGGATTCAATTTCCTTTAATAGAAAATATTTTTCAAGACTAAGGTCTTTGACCTTTACGCCACACAATTCAAATGGATCATTGAGCCACGCGGTTGCCCGCCACTCTTCCGTTTGTGCCTTGAGTTTTTCAAGGCTTATGCCCATTTTAATTCAGCTTTTCGCGAGCGGAAAAACTTTGTGTGGCAAATGCTCCGTTTGACCTTGAAACAGATGTTTCGGTGACAAGGTAGGTTGTGCCATCATGGGAAAATTCGTCACCCTGTGAAAGTTTCCCGCTACCATCTGAAACAGATGTGCCCGAAATTTCTTTTGGTCTTGCAATGAAGGCTTGGGCGATTGCTTGCCCTTGGTCGCCATCTAATTCAACCACATTGGTTGATTCCGAAGTGGTAAAATCTTGAAAAAGAAATTCTGTGCCATTGATGGTGACCTTGATGCCCCCAAATTCTTGCCCGCTTGCGTCTAAAGTTACATTAGTCATACCCTAGTGGTGCCTGTCTACTATTTTGGTCTGTACCAAACGCAACGAATCTTTTTGCCATCTGCCCGTTTCTTTGTCCCGTTGTGTTGTTCAAGCTTTCCTTCTTCAAATAATGCACGAATGTATCGGTTGCCACGAACAACACCCAAATTGTATTTCTTGAAAATTTCTTTTGCGGTCATCCAACCTTTGCCTTTGGGTTCGGTCGATTCATTTTGTTGGGCTTGCTCAAGTGCTTTTGCCCAATTTAGATCAAAATCATTTTTTCGATTACTTGCCATTGACCCCCCTTTCCTTTTCGGGCTTGATACACTTCCCAATCATTGCCATTGACCCAACCATACGCGAACCCGTGGGCGTGCGTGATTCGGTTTGGTTGCATCACATTATATTCCATGTCTAATTGAGCCAAGCAACCAACGCCCCGCCCTTCCCCGCCACCAACTCTTTGAATGGTTGCGTGATGAATTGCGTGGGTGTGACCATGCAAAACTATTCCCCCTTGGGGTGAATAGATTTCAGCGTGCTTCTTTGTCGCCATAATGCCCGCACAATACCCGTGAACCATACGCACTTTGCCAAGGTCAAAAAAACCCGTGTCGCTTTTGTATGGGATTATTTTGCAACGATTCTTTCGGCATCGCTTTTCAATATCTTTGACACCTTGTTTGGCGTAATCTGAAACAATCCCATTTTCGTGAAACCTTGCAACATCCCACAACCTCTTGTCATGGTTTCCTAAAAGAAAAACATTTGGTTGGAAGTTTCCAAGAAATTCCAAACCCGCTTCAACATCCGCTTCCATTGACATTTGCTTTTCATTCGCACCCGCGTTTCTTCGGATGTTCCGAAAGTCAAAAAGATCACCACCAAAAACCCGAACATCGGGTTGCCATATTTCGCAAAATTTTAAAAGTTTCTCAACCGCATCGGGGTCGTTCATGTCCCCATGAAGGTCGCTTGCAAAAATGAATTTTTTCATTCATCGGGGGTTGGCAAGGTGAATCTAAATTTGATTGAAAAATCAAGTTGTGATTGGTCATGGTTTGTCTCTTCAAATTCCATGTGCGTTGCCCCCGTTGGTTGAATGTCAAAAACATGGTAAGAATCAATCCCGTGGGTGTGGTTTAATAGCAAAGAACGAACTTTCCCAATTCTTTGGTGGTGGGTTTCTTCTTCTTGTCGGTAAGTATTCACGAACACTTGCAAAACACCCTCGTGGGAATTGTATTCATGCTTGCCGTTTATGACTTGGCGGGTGTCATCCAATGCACCCGTGTAATTAAAAACAAGTTGAATATTATCAACCCCCAAATCTTGAAGCGTGCGAGTGCGGAATGATTCAAGTTTGTTTTCTGCAAAGCATTCAACAAGGTCTTGTTCAATGTTCTTTTCGTATTCAAAAACGCTCATGGGGTGTAATACTTATATGGGTGAGATGTTGGAAGATCAGAAAGCAAGCCCCACTTGCGGGTTAAATATCCCTCAATTTTGTCGCTTTGGTCTTGGGTTATGTTTTCCGTTAGTATTAACTCACCCCAATCTGAATCGGCAATGTTTGTGTATTTGTTCAACCTTGTTTGCATGGTTGTAATTTTATTCAATACACTATTTGAAACATTGGTGTTGTATGCCGTACCATTCAACCAAGTTGAAGCCCGCAAGTTTGGTATGTCCCACTCAACCGCAAGCATTACCCATTGGTTCAATATGTTTGTGCTTGTTGGTGATAAATGCGTTCCCGTGTGAACATACCATTCGCCCGTGAAGACACCCGCACCACCCGTGCGATTGAAAAGAATCAATTGCAACCCATTTCCTTGTGCCAAAAAAAGCGTGTCATGGGCATCAAATTGAATGACCCTTGCAACAAAAAACCACTTGTGGCGTGCGGTTGAATCGAATGCAATATTTGTCACATTTGTTGCATCAACATTTCCATTGAATCGGAAAATGTTTTTTCCGTTCTGCACATTTGTGATTGACCTAATTGATGACCCGCTTGATGGGGTGTATTGGTAACCATTCCCCGACTTGTCATTGATTGTGGTGACGGGTTCATTCCAACTTGTTCCCGTGATTCCATGACTTGTGCGGTCATCCATGTCAAGCCACACAAGTGTTGTCATGGTTGATGGTTCAAACTCCGTGCTTGTGGGGGCGGTGTTGGTAACGGCACGAACCATTGCAACGCCCGCATCTTCGCCCGCGTCATACATATTGGGGGCACTCAAATGAACATCTGAATAAGTGCCATCATGGTGGTCACTTGCCTTGATGAAGTCATAAAAAGATTGCTCGCGTGCCAATGTGTTGAACGCATCATTCACCACCATGTCATTGCCGTTTTGATCCGCGGGGGCAACAAAGGTTGCGGGCATATTAGTCAAACCAAGCTTGGTTTCTATTTCGGAAAGTAAGGTTTCAAGGTGTCCTTGATATGTGGTGGGGTCATTGCCCCCGTTGGACTCGCCTTGGTACCATAAGAAGCCTTTCCAATTAACATTCAGCCCAAGGGCTTCAAACTTGGTTTTTGCGTCATCAATCGCATTGACAAGCCCGCCCCAAGCTTCGGTTGTTTTGGTGGTGTCCCAATCGGTGAAACTTGCGTTGTCATCAATAGTGCTTGCCCCAACCGCATATTTTACAACACCAACTTTGTTGCTTGTGGTGTAATCCGTTTTAATCTTTTTTGCAAAACCCCATTCAATGCCAAATTGGGTTGCATTTAAAGTTGTGCTTGTTCCTTCACCGCGTGTTTTTCCAAGTTCCATTGAATCGGAAATGCCCGTGAAGTATTGTTGGTCTGTTGCGTCACTTGTGCTTGGTGCGTGCCAAGAAGTGTGAAAATAAAAATCTTCAATTTCGGTTGATTGGGTGGTTGTCAAATCCGCAATTGCTGAATGCCCGTGGGCGTTGCTTTGTCCCGCAATCAAAAACAAATCAACAAATTCAACCTTTGCATCAACAAGGCTTGGGGGTTGTGCTTCAAGTAAACCTTCAACAAGGCTTGGGGCATCGGGCAAGGCTTGCCCCAAAACCTCACTTGGTGCCGTTGGCAAAACTCCACTTGTCAAATCTTGTGGGTTTGCGGGCGTGCATTCAGCGACCAACAAAGAAGGTAAGTTTGCCAATAAGCCCGAAATTACATTGACGGGGCGTTGTGCTTGAATGCTTTGCAAGTCTTCGCTTGCAACATCACTTGGCGGGGTCGGTGAATAGAATGGGTGCTTTGCTTCAAACTTCGGCAAACATTCAATCGTCAAAAGAAAACCTGCATCATTTTCAAAACTTTGAACTTCATGCACTCGCCAAACTTTATTGCGTAGTTCCAAAGTGTCGTTGGCACGGGGTCGCTTCCCCAAGTCGAAACTTTCATTTGATTGAATTGTGATTTGGCATGATTCATTTTTGAAAAAGCCCACATCATCCATGCCCGCACTTTGAGTAATTGCCCCCACAAGTGCTTTTGTCTTCTTCTCACCATACCAACAAAGTTCCCCTAATGTTTCGCACTCAACATCATTGAAACCCGCCAATGCTTTTGCCCAATCCATCGGGCGTTTGAGGCTTTACGCCTCAGCCTTCAAGTCAACCGAACCGATTGTGTAGGTTGCTTGGATGGTAAAAGTTTGTCGCATATCTTGGGAATTTTGAACCAAACTTTTCAAGCCACGCGAAACAACAAAGTTGTCGGGTGCGTCTGTTAGTTGGTCATATACATCGGAAGCTTTGTTGATGATTCCCCAAAGAAGTTTTCTGCCATCATTTATTTCGTCAGCGGTTAGGTCATGCAAATCACTTTGTTTGATGCAAAGATAAGTTTCATTTCCTTCAAGATCACCCGCGGAAGAATCGGCACCATTCGCAAGTGAAGTTTCAGCAAGCAAACTCACAAGGTTTGAATTTGTGTTTGCAATAGTCAAAGAAACCAAATCTTGAATGTCTTGGCTTGCACTTCCAAAAGCGGTAAGAACTTGTCCTTGGGTATAATTGGCAATAGTTACCGCGGGAACGCTTGGCACTTCATCACTTCCACCCGAAAGGGCTTCATTAGTCAAAAGAATAGACAAGGCACCCAACGCATCCGCAACCGAAATGTCAAACACATCGGTAACGCTTGTTGGTGCGTTTGCAAATAATGTTTCAATGTCGCCTTGGGTTTTGTTACCAATCACATCGTCAAGGTCAATGACAAGGCTTGTTCCCGAAACGCTGATTGCGTCACTTGCTTGGCTTTCGTTGATGGTTACATCAAGACCCGAATTGGCACCCGCAACAACCGCGGTGTATGTTACCCCGTCCGATGTCAAGGAGTCCGCGGTAGCGGGAACGCTTGGCACTTCATCCGCGGTTTCCGCGGTCAAGGTAATCTTTTGATCTGCCAAGGCAAATGAAAGCCCGCTTGCGTTATTGTCGCCAAGAATTTCAACGCTTATCAAATTGCCTTCTTCGCCCGTTGCTTGTGCGGTAAAGGTCAACCCGTCATGGGTCAAGTTGGCTTGAACCGCATTTGCCCCAACGACTTCTTGAAGGTCGCCCAAGGCATCCGTTGCAATGAACTTTGCGGATGGGAAAATTGCGGTTGTGTTTAATGTTGCCATGTCTTTAACCCCCTAGTGATTAGGAAGAACGCTTGATTGTGTCGATGTTGGTTGGCTTAATAACCTTTACACCAAAATTGGTTGTGAACGCACCGAAGTGGTCGCCCTTGCTTGCATCATAATATCTGCGGTATGCACATTGGATGCCCAACCCGTCAATGGTGAATGGGGTGTATTCTTCAAGAGTTGCCCCACCCGAAACATCGGGTTGCCTGTTGACGATTACGATTGCATCGGAAGAACAAGCAAAAGAGTGAACCTTGCCAACCGCGGTGTTGTTCGCTGAACACACATGGGTTTGCATTCCGTAAAGTTGACCGAACCGACCACCTTGGACGGGGGAAGCTCCAAGCGTTTCAATTGTGCTTGGTAACAAGTTGGTGTTTGCAGAAGTGGAAAGAATTAAGTGGCGATCAAATGGGGCACCCGCACCATCAAGGTTGCCCGCCAAATTTTTGATGTCAGAAATGGCAACGCTTGCAACATTCTTGCCCGTGGATGAAACCGCGGATGAAGCAACTTCGGCATCAATAACACCATAAACTAAATTCATCAAATAGCGTCCAAACTCATGGGCGTTTTGCTTTGCATAACTTTGAAGAGTTATGGGGCTTTTATTCATGTCATTGTCAAGCAAGTGAAATGGCTTGATGTGTTCGGCAATGTCAACTTGCACAAGTGAAACATCTGTTTCAGCACTTTGGTTGTACCCTGTTGCATAAGCGTATGGGCGTGCGGTGTCATCGGTGTCGATGACGGGAACTTTGACGCTTGCTTGTCTTCCAACAACTTCGCTAGTGATGTTCTTGGTAAATGCGTTCATTGGGGCGAGTAATTCGCCAAGCACGGAAACCGCGGTGGAAATAGTAAGTTCGGAAGTAACAGAATTAGCCATGATTGAATTGAGTTAAGTTAAAATAATGCGGGCGTGTCTACTTCGCCCAATTTGGATTTTGAGAAAGGGCGACCATATTTGCTTCAAAGAGTTTGCTTTTTTCAGCCCAAGTTTTGCATTGGGAAAGTTGCTCTTCAAAAGTTAATGGTTGAGATTCGGCAACAAAGTCAACGGGGTCGCTTCCCATTTCCGCAACTTGGCGGGCAAACTTCGCTTGCCATTCTTGAAGTTCAGCTTTTAGCCCTTCAACCTCTTTTGCCTTTTCTTCAACTTGTGTTTCACCTTCGGCAATTTTTGCTTCAAGTTCTTCTACCTGTTTTGCCAATGATGCGTTCAAGTCTTGGGAAAGTTTCAATTCGGAATTTACCCCGTCAAGTTCTTCTTGAGTCTTGGTCAAATTGAAGGAAAGAAATTCTTCAACATCAACTTCGTCATCTTCAACCTCTTTGGGTTGTGAGAATAAACCCGTTGGGTTGGCACTTGGTTGGGCGACAATTGAAAAAGCGTTGACCTCAATGGCACGGGCAAACACATCTTCGCTTTCCCCGTCCCATTCTATTTCTTCACCATCTTCGGAATACATCACACGCTTGGCGAAAAATTCAGCCGATACCCCAAATGCTTCGGGTGCTTTTTCTGCTAGTTCAAAGAGTGCATCGAATCGGTCGGGGTGGTGTTGCTTCCAAGATTCCAACGCTTTAAAATCCGCGGTCAACTTGGTGTATTCACCATCTTCGACAATCTCAAAATTTTCCCATAACCCGATTGAATCAAGTGCTTCGTTGTCATCATCGTGGGTGTAATACGCTTTAATTGATTTATCTTTTACACCTTCGTAAAAACTTTCAATTGTTCCGCGGTCAATCTTTATCCCGTGCCCTTTTGCTTCGGGGGTTGAGATTAAAGACACGCCAAGAATCAAGCCTTGTTCTTTGTTTACTTCACCCGTGCGGGTGGGTTCGGGTTGTGCAAATTTGAATTCGTCCATGTGACACGCGGTGCGTGTCTACTTGTTTGACTTGGCTTGGTCGCGGGCAAGCTTATTGCGTTGGCGTGTTGCTTGCATCTTTGCTTGTTGTTCGGGGGTGATCTTCCGTTTGGAAGATCGACCACCCTTGGCACTCATTTCTTTGTGTGGGTCGGGAATGTTGCACCCGCAATTTGGACATTTCATTGGTTGTTTCGTTTGTCGCTTTCGTTGGCAATGTCAATCAATCGTTGACCCAACACGCGGGCTTCATTTATGTCATCAAACCAAATGAACGCATCGTTGGAATTGTCACCAACTTTGATGTGGGTGATCTTGTTTTGCAACCCGCCAAATGATGTTTGGTGGTCATGTGCCCCCATTGGTATTTCGGCAAGGGTGACCCCCGACCAAATACCAAATTCTTCGGAATGCTTGGTTCGTGATTTGTGGCGTTTTACTATTTTCATTATTTGTGGTTCTCCGTGTTGTTGGGTTATATTTGGTTAAATATCTCAATTGAAACATTGAAGCTTTTTGCATATTTCAAAGCTTCACTTTTATGGTTAAATTCTTTTTCGCGTAATGAATACCCCCCATTGTCGTGTTCTTGCACAACCCACATTAAGTTTGATTCGCGGTAAAAAATAAAAATTGTTTCAGTCATGGTTTTGGTTCTCCGTGTTGTAATTAAAGTTGTTCGACATTTTTGATTTTCAAAATTTCTTCCAAAATATGTGACTCAATTGAGCCTCCCCCAATTTCTAGAATCCAATCTTGCGTGCCTTCAATCTTTTCAAAAGATTCTTCCCAAAATTCTTGCACAAAACCTAGTGAATCTTTTTCAAGTATTTTAAAAATGCGAGTGTATGCCCCATGAAATTGGTTGTTATATCTTGGGGTAAAATCTTTGTGGTTTTTAATTTTGAATTTCATTTTGGTGGTTCTCCGTGGTTTGGTGTTAATTAAGTATGAAACCACATTACTTCATAACCGCTTATGATGTCAACACCATATCAATCTTTTTTTACGATTGTTTTAATTTCAACATATTGCGTTCCTCTGAATAAACCGAAAAGCATTCTTCTTTGATCCATTGATCGGGTTGGTGGCGAACAATCACAATCAAAAGTTCGCGACCCCTATAGTCTTGCGTTTGCATTTTGCGTTGAATGTCGCCCAATGCCTTTTCGATTGTTGGAAAATATTTGACCCCGTTGCGGGTTTCACACATTGAAAAACAACTTTCAAAATCATGGTGCTTGGGGTTGTTGCGTCTTAACATTGCAAACATATCTTCAAGGGTGTCGCGGGTGAAGATGTCGGCAATGGTTGTTGTGGTTTTCAATCCGTGTTCCTTGTCTTTGTTTTTTATTATCTCAAGGGTCTTGAATCCATCGTTTTGAGTGAGTGTGACTTGCACCGAAATTTCCAAGGTGCCTTTGCCCGCAATTGGTTTTCTTGTTGTGGTTTGTTTTAAAATGTTCATTGCGTGTTCCTCTGTTTTGTTGGGTTTAGTTTGATGCGTATTGGTTCGCGTAAAAATTCCATTCACCTTTTTCATTGATTTGCAAGAACCCGTAATTCCCTTCATATCTTGAACCGCATGAATCGTTGTGGACAATCAAAAGGTCATCTTGTGATCTGATTGAATAGCAACCACCTTCCCAATCTTCACCATTCATAGAAAGTGAAAAATGGATGGTTTGGAAGTTGTCCCATTTTTCAACATGGGTTTCGTTTTCCATTACTTCAAAAGTTTGGGGATTTTTTTCGGTCATCTTCTTGGCGACCACTTGGGCGATTGCATTTGCATGACCATTAAAGTCGATTGTGTCGGTGATGCTTGGGAATTGGTATGGTGCTTTAGTTATCATTTTTTTGGTTCTCCGTGGTTGGTGTTAATTAAGTATGAAACCACATTACAACATAAGCGGTTATGATGTCAAACAAATAGCAAAAAAAAATGAAAATAATTTTGGGCACAAAAAAACCCCCCTATTTCTAGGGGGGCATTCCATGCGAACCACCGCACGGAGAACCAAGAGAAAATTAAAATTGAAACTTACTTTTTGTCAATTGACTTCAGTTTGCGGATTGCCCAATTGATGCCCGAAGTTCCACCCCAAGCATCCCACATCAAGCCACCGCATCCCTTATCATAAGGAACATCTTTGTTTTGTTGGTGGCGTTTAAACGATGCCATGCGGGCGATTGTATCCCGTGAAATTTTTTCACCCTTGGCAAGTTGGTTTGCCCGTGCCCACCCAACGGGTGTTCCGCACTTGGGGTTGTTTTCTTCTTTGTACTTCAACGCACGCTTGGCGTTGTTTGATGCACTTTTTGGGTAATCGTTGTAAGTTTCCGCAAGGCTTAATTCTTCCGCTTGTTCTTCTTCAGTCCCAACCTTCATTGCTTCGGCTAAGAGTTTGCGGTCGCGGGCAATCTTTTTGACTTCAGTTGCAAAATCCAAGCCATTGTTGGCAAAGATGGTTGATGGGCTTGCTAGCCCCGACTCCATCAATAAAGCATCGGTTTGAGCGTCTTGCCTTCGATCAAGTGTGGGTGAACCCGTCCATTGAAAATTGAATTCTTCGCGGGTTGATTCATCCATTGCGGGCAACTCTTCGTTGTTTTCCCATTTGTATTGTCTCCATCGGCAAAGCCTACGCAAAAATTGGTTTTCCATATCATCGCGAATTTGACCGAACCGATGGTTGGTGACCGCTCGCGTTGCCTTGGAAGAACTGAAACTTGCATTTGACCAACCAACCAAATTTTCCATTGTGATGCCGACCGATGAACACGCAAAAGAAATGAGGGAAACCAAGAACTTGTCAACCCCGTCAATCGCACCCCCTTGAATGGTTTGCACCGACTCGCCTTGTTCCAATAAAAGCAAGCTCCCCGAATAAAGTTTTTTATATGTTGAACGCAATGGTTCTTCCGAAAATTCTGAACCATCCCATCTTGCCGAAGTTGGTGCATTGGATGTGATAAAACCCGTTAAGGCACTTGAAGTTTTTACCTTTGCCGTGAATGCACTTTGAACTTCGTGAATGTCTTCCAAAGTCTTGAACGCGGGGGCAAGCATTGGCGTGCCCCGTAGTTGCCCAATACGGGTGCGGTGGGCAATGTGTATTACATCACGGGCGGGAATGTATGAACCCGCGGTGTAATCAACAACCCCATCTTTTAAGCCCGCAACGCGGTAGGCAATGGGCATTCCAAATTTGTTCAACACCAAACCTTCAATTTCGTTTTCGCGTTTGTCATCGGAATACATACCCGACCCAATGCGTTCACTTGGCAAAAGTTGAATTGACCCGCCCTTGGTTAAGATCACAAAAACTTCACCCGCAAGCAACAAATCGGAAATGATGCACGCAAGAACCCGTTGCATTCCTTGTCCCGTGATTTCACAATTTTTGAAATATTTGCCAAAAGCTTTTTCGCGTTGTTCGTCCAAAGGTTTGTTTTCGGTCGATGCGTTGAATGTACAATTGCCAAGGTTGGAAACAAACACTTGAACAATCGCCCGACAAATTGGGTTGTTGCGTTCAAGGTCACGAAGGTTTGAAAGAAGTTCTAAACGACTTCCATGATCCAAAACCTTTTCTTCGGATTCAACAATCCGCGAGCGTTCTTGGATTGCGTCATGGGTTCTTCTCCAATGGGGCTTTGCTCCCCCATATCCAAATTGCACGGGGTTTCCAAATTCATCCAAGATCATAGCTTTGATGTCACCACAATGGTGCGTTTGAAGGTTGGGTCAATTGGTTCACCTTGGACACGGGCATTGATTATCGACCATTCTTGTTCAGCCCGTTCAAGTTCTTGCCTTATCTCTTCTTGCATTCGGAAAGTTTTTGAATTTCCCGAAGAAGAAACCGAAACCATGCCCAACGATTCCAAGCGTTCAAGCGTCTTCTCAAGTCGGTCAATTCGCTTGGAAAGAAATGTCAATTTGTCTTGGTCGGATCGGTAAGCACTCACAATTTGGCGGGCTTTGTCTACTTGAATAAAAGTGGGTAGCTTTTCGGCATGAATGTTTTCATGTCCTTGACCAACTCTTTTTTGACCGCTCGTTGAAAAAACTTTTCGCGTGCTTTGGTGGCAATCATCAAAACCCGTTGGGCGTTTGTCCTGCCTGACATTTTAAACCCACTTGATGCCATTGTGATTTGATATGATTTGCCAACGGCACCCTTGTGGGGTGCCAAGAACCTTTTTAAAATTTTGAAGTTCTTTGGGTTCATAATGTATTTTGGGGGGAACTTTGCCAATTTGATATTCAGCAAAACCGACATCCAATAAAATTGTGAAGCACTCAAGCCCCGTCTTAAAATTCTTTGAATTGTTTTTTCTTTTTGTTCGGCAACCCACTTTCCCCATCGGTCGCGAGAACCCCCCTTTTTGTTCATCCAATAAGTGTAAGGTTTTTTGAATCGACCATTGTTGCCAAGCACGGGTTCACCAACATGATAGTGTTTCCCTTCGTCAAATGTTACAATTCTGCCACCGACCCCGCCACGAAAAGAATGACCTTCGGGCATTGTTCGTTTGACAATTTTTTTTGCTGTTGCCTTTGGGGTCATTCTTATTGCCCCCGCCAAAATCATTCCTGTTTCAGCTTCCAAAACTTCTTTGAATGATTTGCCCGTAATTTTTTGCAAGCCTTGAACAACTTGTTTAAAACCGCTTATGTCAATGAAAGTGTTTGGTTTCACATTTCTTCGGGCTTCACTTGTTCAGATAAAGGAACACGCTTTTGATTTTCGGGTTGCTCATACATATTGCGGGGGTTGTCCACTCTTTCAAAAGTTCGGGTTTTCTGAAAGAAGTGGCGAAGGGCAAGGGCATAGTTTAAGCAATCGAACCAATGGTTCTCGCGGTCAACTTGTTTGAACTCATAAACCAATCGCCCATTGCGGTCTTTCTTTTCAACTTCAACTTCGGCAAGCAAGTGACGATAGAGTAACACATCCGCGTTTTGATATATTGAAAGACCCGCCAAGCTTTGGTTGCGTAAACGAACCAAGATGCGTTTGAAGTGCGTGTTGTTAATGTCGAAACGGGTGACGCTTGCTTGTTGGTCGGTTCGTCCATCCGTGGGGTTGACTTGTACAATATTCAATTGCCCTTGGAATGATTCAACCCCGCGAAGTGCAAACCACTTCTTGCCCAACCTTTGAATGTTACTTAATACGAACGCGGTGTTGTACGCACTATCAACGCCCGCATAATCGCAATTGAATTTTTTAAATATTTGCTCTAAGTCTCCAAAGTTGTCGGCACGCCCGTGGTCGATGATGTATGAAGTGCCAAGGTGGTCATGTGCGGATGCCATCCAATAAAATTCATATTTTTGGACATCACAAGTGAGCAAGACAAATGCGTTGGGTGGAACTTCACCGCGGGCAAATTCCCCTTCAAGTTCTTTCATTCGGATGATGTCGGGCAATTCTTCGGTGTCATGTCGCCAAGGCAACGCTTGAAATGAATTGCGGAAGTCTTGCAATTGGTTTGTTTCCTTGGCTTCAAGGAACATCTTGCAAGCGTCACGAATGGAAATGTAAGACGAATAAAGTGAATTTAGATGGTAGCCTTGGTGTGATTCATCCGCGAGCGGGTTTGTTGCTTCCCACTTCGCCCGATCATCTGAAACCATTTTGTTCTTTGTCGCGTCATCGGTCACCGCGTGCCCACAATACGGGCAAACCAATCTTGCCGAATTTGCGGTTGCTGAAATGTCGGTGACCCCACCAACTTCGACTTTGTCCCATTCAACCGAAAACTTTTCTTCATCTTTTGAAAATCCAATTTCCGCAAGTTCGCCACATTCTAAGCATGGCACGCGGTAAGTTTTGAATGTGCTTTGCTTCAAGTGGTGGGTGATCGTTTCTGCACCATCATCAATTGTTGGGGTCGATGCCAAAACAAAAAGCTTAGATGACCCATAAGCCTTAATTCTGTTTGATGCCAATTGGATGGCACCCGCTTCATTCTTGTTGCGAACTTCGGCTTTGTCACATTCGTCAAAGCAAACAACCGCACAAGGAAAGCTTGCAAGCTTGGAAGCACTTCCCGCACCACCCAAATGAACATTGGTTGTTTTTAATTGGTAAGATAAAATGGAAAAGTTGTCGGGGTTGTCGGGAAGAATCTTTGCAACTTCAGATGATGCCCGCATCATTGGTTGAATCCTTTCTTTGCTGATTTGCCTTGCCGATGAATCACTTGGCATCAAGTACAACACGGGCTTGGGTGTTTTGGTCACCACGAACAACAACCCAATGTGCATCAAAGTTGTTTTGCCCGTTTGGGACGCGAAACAAATTGTCAATCGGTTGGTTCTCTTTTCCCCAAATTGGTTCATGGGTTCGACAAGATATTTATTGAAGCCCGCCCGAAAATAACCCGCGTATGGGGTCACCTCTTTGGGAATATACACAAACCTTTCAGCCCATTCAGAAACACTTAATGTTTCGGGGGGTGCAAAAACTTCACACGCGAAATTCTGAAGTTTGTTCATTTGATTTTAATGACTTCACAAGGTCGGCATATATGTTGTGAAGTTCTTGCATCATTATAGTTTCGGCACGGGCGGGGTCTTGTGGGTTTACCGCACCCGCTATGTTTTCGGGCATTTGATCTAGTGCCTTGCGAAGTGGGATAAGGATTTGCCCAAGGGTGTTTGTTAATTCTTCCGCGGGCAAAAGTTGCCCTTCCCTTTCCAAGACATTCAACCTTTCAATTCGGTTTTTGAGGTTTACATTTTCCGCTTGCCCTTCCAACAAGTTGGCACGCAAGTCAATGATGTCTTGTGCGGTGTATCGCTTCCCGTGAACTATCACCCCTTCAGCTTCTCGCCCAACGGGTTGCAAGTTTTGCCTAAGTGCCAACCAATCTTTTGCCTTGGCTATTTCTTCGGGCATTCCAAGTTTTTTAAATTTGAAATAAGTTGAACGGGCAATGCCAAGTTCATCCCAAATTGTTTTGTTAATAGTTCCCATTCAATAACTTGCGTGATTGTCTACAAAGTCCACAATTCTAATTTTTTTGGTAATCACAAAAAACCGCGGACGCAAAC